GGTGATGCGGTGAAGATGGAGTCGCTAACGCTCGCCTTCGCCCAGATGTCTTCGACTGGCAAGTTGACTGGTCAGGATTTGAACCAGATGATTAACGCCGGTTTCAACCCTTTAGAGGAGATTTCCCGTAAGACCGGTAAAAGTATCGGTGAGCTCAAAGAAGAAATGGCTAAGGGCGCGATCAGCGCTGACATGGTCGCTGACGCATTCGCCAGTGCTACTGCTGAGGGTGGGCGGTTTTATGGGGCGATGGATGCCCAGTCCAAAACCTTCTCTGGTCAGCTCGCTACGCTCAAAGACGGGGTCGATAACCTAAAAGGTCTATTGGCTGGAGGTTTGACCACGGCTTTGGCTGGCACGGTTATGCCGATGGTTAATGGTTGGGTCGATGAGCTCACGAGCGCTTTCGAGACCGGTGGCGCGCCAGCCCTGATCGAGGCCTTCGGGCAAATCCTGAAAGAAGCACTGGCATTTATCGCCGAACAGCTCCCACAGGTGGTTGAGACCGGCATGAGCATTTTGACCGCGCTCCTTGATGGGATTATCAAGGTGTTGCCACAAGTAGCTGAGACGGCGGTGACGCTGATTATCGCGCTGGTCGAGGCAATCATCGAAGCGTTGCCGTCTTTGTTGGAGGCGGCGATTCAGATCATCGCCACCCTCGTCTCTGGGATTGGCGAAGCGCTACCTGAGTTGATTCCTGCGGCGGTGGAGATGCTTATGGCTTTGGTGCAGGGCCTGGTCGATAACCTCCCGTTGCTTCTTGATGCGGCGTTGCAGCTCATCACCGGACTTACCGAAGGTTTGATCGCAGCCATCCCCGTCATTATCGAAGCCCTCCCGCAGATCATCACCGGCATAGTGACCTTCCTCGTCGGGGCGATCCCGCAAATCATCGAAGCAGGAATCCAGCTACTGACCGCGTTGATTGGCGCGCTGCCTCAGATCATCACAGCGATTGTGGCGGCTTTGCCCCAGGTTATTACCGCAATCGTGGGCGGTGTGGTCGGCGCGATCCCACAGCTCATCGAAGCAGGAATCCAGCTACTGACGGCGTTAATTGGGGCGTTGCCGCAAATCATTACAACGATCGTTGCCGCGTTGCCGCAGATCATCGGCGCGATTGTGTCGGCGATTGGTGGGGCGATTCCGCAACTCGTCAAAGCAGGCATCCAACTCTTGACCGCGTTGGTGCGAAACCTTCCGCAGATCATCTCCACGATCGTCGCCGCAATCCCATCGATTATTTCTGGGATTCTGTCTGCTGTTGGTCAGGGCGTGTGGCAGATGGTGGAGGCGGGCCAGAACCTCGTCTACGGCCTGTGGAATGGCATCCAAGGCTTGGCGGGCTGGTTGTGGAATCGGGTCTCGAACTGGGCAAGCGGGATTTGGGACTCCATCACCGGTTTCTTCGGCATCCACTCACCGTCTCGCAAGATGGCGTGGGCAGGACGGATGCTCGTCGAAGGCCTCGCCGGCTCGATCAAAACCGATGGCAACAAAGCCGTCACCGCAGCTACTGGTTTGGCTAGGGACACGATGGATGCCTTTGCCGATCTCGAAGACGGGCTGAGCATCCCGATCGAGGCGGTGGCGGATCTGCAGGTACCGGCCGTTGATCTCACCCCACAACCCATAGCTATCAATCGCGATACTAGTGGCGGTGCTGATAGTGAGCGTGTGGATGTCGCGAGCATCGTCGATGCCACAGCAAAGCACATCCTGTCCTCGCTGGACATTAGCGTGACGCTCTCGGATGGGACGCTGGTTGGCAAACTCGCACCTGCTCTCGACAAACAACTCGCGCGCCTTGATCGGCGGCAGGCCGTGATGGCAGGAGGCTACTGATCATGTTTGGCTTCACTCTGAACAACACAGTGACTTCCGTATCGCTTGGGCTGCGACTCGTCGCGCCGGTGGCGATTCCCGCTGCTGTCCGTGCGGTGGATGATATTGAGGTCGAAGGCCGAGCCGGGACCCTGACCAGGTTCACGGGCTGGGAGGATACCGAGATCGAGCTTGAGCTCGCCGTTCCTATCCGTGACGGGCTCCACCAGTATCGAAAAGCCGCTCACGAGCTGACGGGCGCTTCGACGATCGCGTTGACTGCCGAGCCTGGTGTTTACCGCAAGGTCAAACACTGCGAAGTGAGCGAACTACGGCGTGAGTTGTCGGGGTGGGGTTTCTTCACTGCGCGCCTGACCTGCCAGCCCTTCAGCTATTTGTCTGAGGGCTTGAAGCCGGTAACGATGTCGGAGTCGGGGACGATCACTAACCCCGGCCTACTCGATGCGGATCCGATCATCACGGTTACTGGTACCGGGGCGTTGTCTTTGACGATCAATGCGCGTGTCTATCACGTGAATTCGCCAGCAGGCTCTATCACGCTCGACAGCGCGCGTCTCGTCGCACACGTATCTGGTCGTGTGCAGACGGATGCGCTCAGTGAAGCATTCCCAACCTTCAAACCTGGGGTCAATCGGATCACGCTCGGTGCGGGTATCTCACAAGTGGCCATTGTGCCGAATTGGCGCAACCCCTAAACCGCTCTCACTCATCTCACTTTGATGGCCGCCCCTTTGTATGGGGTGGTCATTGTCTTGTCTGGAAGGCACCCTCATGATTACGGTTCACGACCGCACCGCCACGACATTTACCACCACCGGGCTAGGAGTCTTGGATCGGGAGATCATCAGCCCGATCGTGGTCGAAGAACTAGGTGGCGAATTCTCCCTGACCTTCACCTACCCGGCAGACGACCCTTCAGCCGCGTACCTCGTAGTGGAAAACATTGTGGCCGCACCCGTGCCAAGGCTGGAGCAACGTCAGGGTTTCCGCATCAATGAGGTTGTCACTACGCTCGACGGCTTTCTCGAAGTCACCGCGTTTCACGTGTTCTATGATCTGGCGGCGAACCTCATCGCCGACACCTACGTGGTCAACAAAACCGCGAAAGGTGCACTCACGCAGATCCTTGGGGCGGCAAACACTAAGCACGGGTTTACTGCCACCAGTTCGGATACGGTGACGCGATCATCGGCGCGAATGGTGCGCATGCCCATCGCCGTCGCGCTCATGGATGCGGGTGAGGATAATTCGTTCGCTTCGCGTTGGGGCGGCGAACTGGCCCGCGATAATTTCCATATCCATCACGCGTCCATGCGCGGAGCCAACCACGGGGTGGTCATCCGTGACCGCAAGAACCTCACTGGCTTCGAATCATCCATTGATTTTTCGACGGTGGTGACGCGGATTTTGCCGGTCGGCTACGACGGCCTCTTACTTCCTGAACTCTATGTGGATTCGCCTAAGCTCAGCGATTATGTGGTGCCTCGTATCCGCGTCATCCGCTACGGACAAGTCAAAGCCATCACGGATAAAGACAACCCGCGTGAAGGCGGGCTTCCGCTCGACCAAGCACACGCGCAGTTGCGCCATCTGGCAGCAGCAGAATTCAGCGCCAAGCATGTGGATGAGCCGTCCGCTTCGTACAAGATACGCTTCACTGACCTTTCACAAACCCGTGAATACGCTGATCTCGCACGCCTGGAAACCGTCGAACTCGGTGACACCGTGACCGTCCGCCACGCTGATCTTGGTGTCGCGCTTACGGCACGGGTAGTGGCATACGAATACAACCCGCTCACAGGCCAGTACATCTCGGTCGAACTGGGTTCTACTGCTCGGAAGTTCACGTCCGTCACCCGGCAAGTCAAAACCGCCACCGATACGGCGGTGGCTGCATCGGATACGGCAGGGTTCGCGTTGGCTAGTGCGGATGGGAAGAACACCAACCACTACGGCACCACCCAGCCCGCCAATGCCAGGCTGGGTGACACATGGTTCAAGAGCAACGGCGAAACAACCGAAATCTGGATCTACCGGCTCACCGACACCGGGCAGCCTGGCTGGGTGGCACTCGCTACTGACCTGAACCATGCCCAGATCAGCGCGGAACTCGACGCCGCCCGCGCAGAGGTCGACCACGCCCTCGCCGCTGCACACGACGCACAAACCGCCGCCGATGCTGTCGCCACTCAGATGGCTTCGGCGCAGGTGGAGATCGACCAGGCCAAGACCGCTGCCGCTGGTGCTACCCAGTTGGCGCAGGATGCCCACGACGTTGCGATGACTTCGGATGGGCGGCTCACGGTTGCCGTTGTTGACCCGAGCGTGGCGGACGCGGCTGGCCGACCGGAGGGCGCGCTATGGCAAGTGCGTGTAGACGGCGTGATTGCCCGCCAATACATCCTCACCAACCACCAATGGGAACAGACACCGGTGGGTGCTGCGATGATCGGGTCGAAAGCGATCAGCCAAGCACACATTGCAGACGCCGCCATCGGCACCGCACACATCGCGGACGCCGCGATCACCGACGCGAAAATCGGGTCGCTCTCGGCCTCGAAGATCACCTCCGGGTATTTAGCTGCTGGGCGGATTGCCGCCGGATCGATCACGTCCGACAAGTTGACGATCGCCAACGGGTTTATTACGAATGCGATGATCAAGGACGCGGCGGTCACGTCGGCGAAGATAGCTGCGCTGGATGCTGGCAAGATCACCACCGGCTACCTCAACGCCGCTCGGATTGGGGCGCGGTCGATTACGGCCGACAAGCTCGCGACCAACGCCATCCAAGTAGGCCTGGCAGGTTGGACGCAATCTATCCGCATCACGCCCACGCAGATCGCTTGGTATGACGGGACCACCCTGGAGGGCAAGATTACGAGCGCTGGTATGCAGTTTTGGTACGGCACTAGGTATATCGGTGAGTTCGCGCGACGGGCTCATAAGGACAAGCCGAATGTGCAAGGCATCGTGAACCAGCTTGCTTACAAAGGCGACTACGTGGCCTGGACCTACCAGAAGGCAGACGGCGGCACCTACTACACCTGCCTGACGTTGGATCCGAAGGGATTGTTTTACGGGCAGGCAGGTATCCACCTCGGCTCCGATCTGCGTACTGGTGGCTATAAGTTCTACACGACCGGCTCACGATATGTGACCTTGCAGGACTGCACGCTGACGGGCAAGGGAACCTATTCGGGCTGGGTGGGACAAAGCGGGCTGTCGAAAATCGTCTTCCACACCTATGACCTGATGGTGGTCACTAACGGCTCGTATTACAACATGACCCGTCTCTTTGATCGCACTAAGGATTTGATGTCGCGAATGAACGCGATCCTGAGCCTGCTCAATCAAGGCTGGATCACATCCATCTCCGGAACCGGGTCGAACATCACGTGGCGGTACTTCTCCAACACTGGCTTATCGGCCATGTCCACCAACCTCGCATAGAAAAGGAAACACTGATGAAGATCATGCTCGCCAACCAGTATTTGCAACCCATCGCAGACCTACTCACCAATATGCCGCTCAAGGCCGCTCAGTCCCGTGCTCGCTCCAAACTCCTCACGCTAGTGAAGGAAGCGATTGCACGGTTCGGGGAAGACGAATACGACCTCGTCACTCACTACGCGACCCTCGGCGAGAACGGCCGCCCCGTCTTTGCGGACGATGGCACGTTCGTCCTCGCTGACCCTGACAAGGCCAGTGAATTCCTTGACGCACGTACCGAGTTGCTGGCCTCGGTTGCGGAAGTCTCCGGCCCAACCTACGACGGCCACGAAGCAGACATCCGCCAGCTTCTTGATGGCTATGAGGGTGAGCTTTCTGGCGAAGCGGCTGAAGCCTACGACGTCCTTTACGACGCCATCACCAAGGACAACCAATGAGCATTGAAAACGAGAAAACAGAGCTGACCCAACCCTCCGCTCATGAATCCTCTTCCGGTGATGAGGTTCAGCTTCCGATCGTCCCAGTTGAGTCAGATGCCACGCCCTCACCACCAGCAGAGACCATCGAAGCCCAAGAACTCCCAGCGCCCAAGGCGGCGTCCTTCGACTTGAGCCTGCCAATTCTCGAGGTCCTCACCGACCCGACCATGTAGCCCAGTACTACACCAATTTTTAGATGCCTTCACCCCAGATGGGTGTGGGCAATTTTTTATGCCCACGAAAGGAATCATTCCCATGTCTCTTCACGCCATCTGGCACGCCATCCAAACCGGGATCGCTGGTATTGGTGCCTGGCTCGCCGCTTATCTTGGAGGCCTCGACGGCCTCGTCTATGCGCTGATCGTCTTCGCGATCGCCGACTACATCACCGGGGTGCTCGCCGCCATCAACGAACGCCGCCTCAGCTCATCGGTTGGTTTTAGGGGTATCAGCCGAAAGATCCTCATCTTCACCCTCGTCGGACTAGCCCATTTGATCGACGTCCACATCCTCGGTGCACCCGGCGTGCTACGTGCGGCGGTCATCTTCTTCTACCTATCCAACGAAGGCATCTCACTGGTCGAAAACGCCACCCGCCTCGGCCTACCCGTCCCATCCCAAATGCGCGGCGCGCTCGATGCGATCGCCAACCGCGCCGAAACCAGACCCTCACTGACCGAACCACCAACCACTGAAAAGGAGATTCACTGATGAAGAATTGGAACACGCTTGAGGCCGACATCGACCTCATCATGAACACACACTACACACCCGGCCGCAACGGCAGGCGGATCGATAAGGTCATCATCCACCACAACGCAGGCAACCTCACCATCAGGGGCTGCTACGACGTGTGGCAGTCCCGTCCTGCTTCCGCCCACTACCAAGTCCAAACCGACGGCACAATCGGCCAGCTCGTATGGGACCGCGACACCGCTTGGCATGCGGGCAACTTTGCCGCCAACACCACCAGTATCGGCATCGAACACGCCGACATGGCCAGTGATCCATGGACTGTATCCGAGGCCTGCCTTGATAACGGAGCGCACCTCGTCGCGGCCGTTTGCAAGTTCTACGGTCTTGGCCGACCGGCCTGGGGTAAGAACGTGTTCGGACACAAGGACTTCTCTGCAACTGCTTGCCCAGCGTCTCTTGCTGGTTCCCAGCATGCCGCCTACATGGCCCGCGCACAGTCTTGGTATGACCAGATGACCGGCACTGCTACTACACCTGTACCTGCGCCTGCACCCGCTCCTGCAGCACCGAACATCGACGCTCTCGCCGATGCAGTGATTCGCGGCGAGTACGGCAACGGTGATGAACGTAAGCGACGTCTCGGAACCAACTATGCCGCTGTTCAGGCTCGCGTGAACGAAAAGCTCTTAGGCAACGCGCCCGCCCCGAAGCCAGCAGGGCCCAACATTGATGCCCTCGCTGACGCCGTGATCCGCGGCGACTATGGCAATGGTGAGGAACGTAAGCGCCGCTTGGGCAACCTCTACAGCGCCGTCCAGGCACGAGTCAACGCCAAGCTCGGCTATTAACCCCACGTTGCTCCGGCGAAACTTAGCCCCGCTGCTACCCGTCATGGGCGGTGGCGGGGCTTTTCGTCGTCTCTGGGGAGGTTGCTCTCAGCCGTCCGGATTCGGCGGGTGTCGGGGGCGTATGGGTGAGCAGGTGTTCGCGGCCCGTCCGGCTTCACGGCCGCTGGTGCCTGACAGATGAAGCCGCCCGCCTGGGTGGTTCGGATGGAAAGGAGCCAGCCAATGACTGCAGTGACATCAACCCAGCAGGAACGGATCACGATGATGCGCCGAGCCGGGGTGACTTACGCGAACATCGCCACTCACATCGGTATAAACCCCAACACGGTCAAGACGTGGTGTCGCCGTGCCGGAATTACCCCCGACACGTCTGTTCCGCAGGTCGTTGATCCAGTCGGGGTGTGGTGCCTGTCGTGCGGGGCACCGATTGCGTCTGCCCGTCCGGCGAAGTTCTGCTGTGAGGCGTGTCGGCGTTCGTGGTGGCACGCTCACCCCGAAGCAGGGCAACGGAGCGCGTTCTATGAGTTCACCTGCCCCGAGTGCGGGCAGGGATTCGCCGCCTACGGCAACAAGACACGCGTGTACTGCTCTCACGCTTGCTACATCCGCCACAGGTTCGGCACCCGAGGTGGCCGCCGATGACACCTACCCAACTTCGTGCCGAAACGACAACGGCACTCGCGCTCGCCCGACTCGACAACCTCACACGATCCGGTGTCCTCACGCCAGCGCAGGCGGCCAGTGTCGCGACCAGGATCGCTGCTGATGCGGGTGCGGAAATCGGGGCGTTGAAGGCACAAACCTTGGTTGACTTCGCGGTCGATCAGAGTGATGTATAGATGTGCAAAGGATACAAAATCCCTAGTCAGACAAGGAAAAGCAGTCCATGGTGATGATGGAGCGGGTGACCCCGCCACCCCAGAGAGCAGGGACACGAAAGGTCGCGGCGTATGCCCGGATTTCGATGGAAACCGACCGGACCCCGAAATCACTGTCGGCACAGATCTCCCACTACTCCGAACTGATCCAATCGACACCCGGCTGGGAGTATGCCGGCGTGTTCGCCGACTCCGGCATCTCGGGCACCACCACCAACCGACCCCAATTCCAGTCCATGCTCGACTGTGCCCGCACCGGAGAGATCGACCTGATCCTCACAAAGTCAATCTCTCGGTTCGCCCGCAACACCGTCGACCTGTTGGAAACCATCCGCGAGTTGAAAACCCTCGGCGTGGAAGTCAGGTTCGAAAAGGAGAACATCTCCACGTTCTCCGCCGACGGGGAACTCGTGCTCACCCTGCTCGCCTCCTTCGCGCAAGCCGAATCCGAGCAGATCAGCCAGAACGTGAAATGGCGGGTGCGCAAAGGCTTCGAGCAAGGCAAAGCCAACGGCTTCCACCTCTACGGCTACACAGACTCCGCCGACGCCACCGATGTGGAGATCGTCGAGGCCGAGGCCGAGGTGGTGCGTCTGGTCTACCGCAACTACCTAGCCAACATTTCCTGCGAACAAACCGCCGCTCAACTCGAGGCTGACGGTGTGCGCTCGCGCGCCGGTGAGCCCATCAGGCCTGAAACATTGCGTTCGTGGCTGCGCATGGAAACCTACACCGGAACCCTCACCTTGGGCAGATGGGTCAAAGGACGACTGGGAGAACACTCCAAACCCAACACCGGTGAAGCCGACATGTACCGGGTCGAAAATGCCATCCCAGCGATCATCGACCACGAGACCTTCCAAGCCGTCCAGGAAGAACGCACCCGCAGACGCTCCCTCGGCGCACGAGCAAATAAAGCGATCCCCACGACTACTTTCACCCACATGGTGTACTGCCTAGCATGCGAGAAGTACTACCGTTCCTCGGTCAATGTTGCCTATGACGGGTCGCGCCGACGTAAATGGGTGTGCGCGACGAACCGAGAAAAAGGGCACGGATGCGCCTCTAAACGCATCCCGCAACCCTCACTCGAACAAGTCGTCTGCGAAGCCCTCAACCTCGAAGCCTTCAACGAGGACGTGTTCGCCAAGCTGGTCCAGCGCATCGATGTTCCCGATTCGGACACCGCAATCGTGGTCTTGAAAAACGGCACCACCTCCACGCACACGCTGCATTACCCGTCGTATCGCAAAGACCACTGGAACACTCCCGGCTACAGAGAACGCCACAGCCAAAAACTACGCGCATACTGGGCAAACCTCACCGATGAAGAGCGCGCCACCATCAGTAAGCAGCGCTCCAAAACCAGGCAAGCAGAACCCGCCGAAAAGAAAACCTCACGGTCAAACAGGGCGAAGGCTGCATGGACGCCCGAGCGTCGCGCACGACAATCCGAGATCGCGAAACGGGTCAACGCCCAGCTGGGAGAAGAAGGCCGCCGGGAACGCTCACGCAAAGCCCAGCAAGCCATCGCTGCTGATCCTTCCGTGGCTGAGCGCAAACGACGGAAAATGCTCGACCACTGGGCCAATCCCGACTATCGCGCCTCAACCACAGAGGCGATGAAAGGCTCCAGGCGCACAACCAAGGTAGGAGAATAAGACGTGGTACGAACGATCACCACGATCCCAGCAACCCGCAAGCTCTACAGCGGAGCCAGCCTGAACGCACCAGCGATCAAACGCGTCGCAGGCTACGCTCGCGTGTCCACCGACCACGAAGACCAGGTCACCTCCTATGCGGCGCAAGTCGATTACTACACCCGCTACATCACCGAACACGCTGGCTGGAAGCTCGCCGGGATCTACACCGACGAAGGCATCACCGGCACCTCCACCAAACGCCGCGTCGGATTCCAAACCATGATCGCCGACGCACTCGCGGGCAAGATCGACCTCATCATCACCAAGTCCGTCTCTCGGTTCGCCCGCAATACCGTCGACTCGCTCACCACCGTGCGCCAGTTGAAGGACGCCGGAGTGGAGGTGTACTTCGAAAAGGAGAACATCTGGACATTCGACGCCAAAGGCGAGTTGCTGATTACGATCATGAGCTCGCTCGCGCAGGAGGAAGCCCGTTCCATTTCCGAGAACGTCACGTGGGGGCACCGGAAACGGTTCGCGGATGGGAAAGTGACCGTTCCATTCAGCCGGTTCCTCGGCTACGACCGGGGTGAGGACGGCAACCTCGTCATCAACGAGGAACAAGCCAAGCTCGTGCGCTACATCTACACCCTCTACCTCGACGGCGGCTCCCTCACGGGAATCGCCAAACAACTCCAAGCAGAGGGACACAAGACCGCGTCCGGGAACCCGAACTGGTCAGCCCGCCAGGTGCGCAGCATCCTCACCAACGAGAAATACAAAGGTGACGCGCTGCTGCAGAAGTCCTACATCGCCGACTTCCTCACCAAGAAGCTGGTCAAGAACGAAGGCGAAGTACCCCAGTACTACGTCACCGGCAACCATGAGCCGATCATCGCCCCAGCCGTGTGGGACTTCGTCCAAGCAGAACTGACTGCCCCCGCCACGGGCAGGCGCTCCACATCCCGGCAGCGGACGTTCTCGGGCAAGATCAGGTGCGGGCAATGCGGCGCCTGGTACGGGTCGAAAACCTGGCATGCAGGCTCGAAATACGAGAAACGCATCTGGCGGTGCAACCACAAATACGCAGGCCGCATCCCATGCGCCACGCCGCACGTCAGTGACGAGCAGATCACAACAGCGTTCCTCGACGCCGTCCACCACCTCCTCGCCAACCGGGACCAGGTCGACGAGCTGGTCGACAAGGCCGTGCGCGCCGAGCTCGACACCACCGACCTGCACATCGAAGCCGACCAACTCTTCGCCCGTGTCGGTGCCGCCGCCGAAGCGATCGACGCGCTGATCGCCCGCAACGCCCGCGTCGCCCAAGACCAGACTGAATACCAGCGCCGCTTCGACAAACTCAACACCGAACATGCCCGGCTACTCGCCGACTACGACAAACTCCTAACCCAGATTAGCGACCTTGAGAGCCGGCAAGCCGCCTACCGCCACTACCGGGAAGAACTCGACAAACTCGACATCGACCACATCGAGTTCACCCCATACCTATGGCACACCCTCCTCGACCACGCCGAAATGGGAACCGCCGGCGCAATCATGTTCACGTTCAGGGACGGGACGACCACGCACTGCTGAGAACTCGGCTCGATCCTCTGGGGAACGAGCCGGACTACGGGGCTAACTCTTGCTCGTGATCTTTTGGCTCGGCCATGATCTTCAGAAATTGAACCCCGCCCTGGTTAATGAGATCGCGCGCAAGATCGTTCACATGAGGGAGCATCTCTAGGGGCGCGGCGAGCGGGTCAAATTCGACAGTGACAGGTTGGAACATCGAAATGGGTTCTGCATACTCTTCCGACAGGAGAAGGTTTGTTCTGCCCTCCGTGGTTCGGATGCAGATTGGTTCATCGCTGGCACCAACAAGTCCAGCTCGGATTCTGAACCCTCCGTTGGCTTGGCGTTCCTCAGCATGCCCTCGAAGCAGTGTGATGAAGCTGATGACCGCCGACTCAACGTCCCGAGACATGCAGTGGTTTGGTAGCCCCACCGGGTAATAGGGTTTGGCACCTTCGCCATCCGAAAGGTTGCCGAGCCTGTATGCCGCAAGGACAGTGGAATCGTCGTATAGATAAGTCCGATACTGAGCGCGCTCATCCGGGTAGCTACGAACAATCCATTGACGCATGCCGATCTTTACCTGCCCTCGCTCCCACGTGCGAGGCTGGTTCTGGCCGAACACCAACTCGGGGATAGGTTGCCGAGTGGTGAGCTGGTAGATGGTCTCTTGTGTGGGAGACTTTGCGTGCATCGTAGGTTGCAGAGGTAGGGCGGCAATTGCGATAAACACACCGTCGCCTGGCGTCAAAGCCTGTGATGCACGCACGAACTTTTCTTGAAGGTTTCGTTCTTGATCATCGGCGTATTGAAAACGTTCGCGGAACCCACGTTCTATTTCGCGGTCGCTCATGAATACCGTGTGCGGACCATTACGACGCGGTGCGATGAACGCATCGTCGCCTTTTCGGGCGAAGTGAGGGGCGTCCGGCGAGTCGGGAACTCGCATAGCTACCACATTGCCACTCTCCGTGGCGAGGGCGTGGAACTCCAGCCCCAGGACAGGTGGGCCGATCTTTGCGTATGCAACCCGCAGAATTCGCTGCTGGATGTCAGCGGACCAGGGCACCGGCGTGAGTTCAGATGCAGCGTTGCGCTCTCCGTCTTCGGCAACCCCGAAAACGATCCAGCCACCACCGCTATTTGCCATAGCGGCGATGTCCTTCGCGGCTTCCTCGTCCCATTTGGGCTTCCTAGGATCGTAGAGCTGCTGCTTCCAGTCGAGATCGACGCTCTCCTCAACCCCGCTCTTAATTGCTTGTTCGATGAGGGGGAGCGAGAATTCACCAGACGGAAGGCCCAATGCACGGTGGATCGGCGAAAATACCATACTCATCCCTCCTGATCACGTGGCCGACGGCGCTGGAAGGTGCGACCGTGTGGGATGAACCAATCATCTCTCATTTGAACCACTCACGCAGCCAACGCGAGTGTGCCGCCATTTTGTATCCAAGTCGGGTTGAAAGCTTCAAGCACAACATCGTCAATTTTAATATCCAAAAGCTCACACATTAGATCTGTAATATGACGGGGTGTCAAAATGATACCGAGAGTCTGACCGTCACCGCCTGAATAGCTCATAAACTCGCCATAAAAGCGCCCTATGAAATCCTCTGAGGTTTTCTGGTACTTGATATTTTTGAAGACGCGCTCATAAAGGAACTCCGTGTAAAATCTTAACGGCGTCTTCTTGCCTAACGCGTCGTTTTTTTCGTTAAGCCTGAAACTAGTCTTTAGGATAGAAAACTCAGAAAGTAGTTTGTCCTTCTTTGCATCCGGCCCCACGTTGGAGCGGGTCAGACGTGTACGAATAGCCCTTATCAGCTTATCACCATCCCGATTGTCTGAAACCTCGTCACCCTTTAAAGAGTCAATACTGAATCCACCAAACTCGATTTCGTCAAGAGCTAGTAGAATACCGGCTACAACAAGTGGCTTGTCCTGGTCTTTAAGCGTACCGTACGTACGAAGGTATTCATGCAGCTCCGCTGCATCTTTGAGAATCTGTTCTGTAGTCTTCTCGACATCTGTTGCCTCTTCAAGCACATATCGCGTATAATATTCTCTAATGTTCTGTGATGAGAACGATACGAACGACTCGATGTCTGGCAATTGCTTGTATCCCTCGCGGTCATCTACCCAAAGCGGGGTGATTATATGGTGCTTCTCGTCTCCGGAAATGCCTAATGCGAACACTTTCTTAAACGAGCTGTTTTGCGCAATGCGTTTACCATAGAAAAACGCACCATTCACAGCGTAGTCTGTGATTGCCTTCGAATCCGTAGCGATAACACCATCGTCAGTAAGGCTCATATGCTTGCCAGTATCTGCCTTATCTTCGATGACTAGGACGAAATCCTCAACCACAGCCACATATTCGGGAAATCCGACCCTACCAGTTCCTCGCTTCGATGCACTTTTAAGTGCCTCTTTAATTCCCTTAATTTCACTACCCTGTGGTTCGTATTCAATCCCGCACTCGTCGAGCTGCGAAGCAACCCACAAATCAAGCTTAGCTTCTTTCTTTGCCATTTATCCCCTTACTTCCTTACCTAACATTCATGGTTCACAATGCGCCCTGCGACGATGGAACGGAAGAACACGCTGAGCCTTAGCACGAACAGCTTCCAACCACCATCTAGTGCTCCTTTTTTCTTTTCATCATAGAAAAACGAGATAGCAGCATAACCCTATCTTCGGCAGATTAATATGCTAAGGCTTATGCTTGTCTCACTTCATGCTCTCACCGCAACAGCGCAAAGCCGTCTAGCCTCGCCGCCGTACTCGATTTCTTCCGAGTCAGATTTGAATCATTTTAGAGACTCGCGCAACAGTTCTACGATAGCCACAAATTTACGTTCTATGGGAACCACACTCCTCTCTCACTCGCGACCCCCTGCCAGGCCCCAAGAACTACATTGGATGGCTTTTGCCTGCCTTGGGTCACCTTTTGATTCACTCCCTGTTTAGTATCCAATTTCCTGCAATGACTACAGATTTGCGACCCCTACGGTGTTTCATCTCGCCTCGTCAAGGCGTTCGCATGCCTCCAGGGCTTTGGCAGCGAACTTGTCGAAGTCGGACTGATAGCTGGCGTCTTGGATGACGCGGTATTTCTTTAGTTCATCTTTGGCGGTCTGCTCAGCGATTTTTTGAGATACTTTCCCGGCATTTGCCAATAGTTCTCGGCTATCGAGGGTGAGGACTTGATCCAGGAATTCCGCCCACTGTTCCATGGTGGTCGGAATCTGTCGTTTCGCCCGTGATTCCGCGAGATTTAGATAGGCCTCCACGATTCGCCCCAGGTCGGATAACTCCTCTTTGGTGAGGTAGTTCTTGGCGACAGTCGCGTCACTGGTCAGCACTTTCCCATCCGGCGAGTTCTTCCAGGTTTTCAGCCCCATGTGCGGCTTAGCGGCATCGGCGCGCTCCGCGATGAGCTCGGCAGCGGTATGCCCGTGCACAGCGTAATGCAGCTTATTTTGCACAGTGGCAAAGAACGTCTTGGTAGTGGGGACAGCGGGATTGTAATCTACAGCAGTGGCGTAAATGTCAGTAATCTTTTGGTAAAACCGGCGTTCGGAAAGCCGAATCTCGCGGACTTCTTCGAGCAGTTCCTCGAAATAGTCCTGTCCCAAGACTTCGCCCGATTCCATGCGGGCACGATCAATGACATATCCGCGCAGGGTAAAGTCGCGCAGAATCCCGGTGGCCCACTGGCGGAACTGAGTGGCGCGAATGGAATTCACGCGGTAGCCCACCGAGATAATCGCGTCCAGGTTGTAGTGCTGAATCTGCCGCGCGACCTGGCGAGAGCCTTCTTGGCGAACTATTGGAAAAATTCCAATAGTTGCTTCTTCGGTCAGTTCTTTAGACTCAAAAATCTGTTGCAGATGGTAGTTAATAGTGCTCACATCCACATCAAACAGCTGTGCCATCAGCTTTTGCGTCAGCCAAATCGTGCCGTCTTGGTAACGCACTTCAATGCCCTCGCCCGCCTCAACCGTGAAGACCAGGAACTGCCCGGAATCATGCTTTATCATTGTCTGAAACTCGGCGTTTCCCAAGCTCGTTTGAAGTTTAGTCGTCTGCACCAT